CGCCCGAAGGGCAAAGAATCGCTCGCGAAGGTTGCTCATGGATCAGTCCACGTCGGTGAAGGTCACGGCGCCCGACCACTTGATCGTGACGCTGGCGGTCACAGCGGCGTCAAGGGACGCCTTCACGGAGAAGCTTGTCACCATGCCGATGCCGCTCATCGTGGCACCCTTGTTCGCGCTCGAACCAAACTCCACCAGCCAGGACAGGAGAACGGGGGCAGTCGTTCCAGCGGTCACGTCAAGCTGGTCGATGATTGCAGCCTGCTGAGCGTCGTCCGGGTCTAGGTTCACCTCAAGGCTGACGCTGCCGGAGTCGATCAGTCCGGGGGTGAACTTGCGGAAGCGATCCGTGATCGTCGTGATCTCGACAGGGTTGAGGGTCATCCCGTCCACGTTCATCGAAAGGATTTCCCCGACCGCGGTGCTCGGTGCCTGATAGGCGCCGGCCACGGTTGCGCCGACCTTCAGGGTCGATCCGAAACTGGTGAATGCTGCCATGTGCTCTCCTTATGGAACAGGACCCGTTGGGTCGGTGATGGTTACTGGTGACACAGCCGGGCTCCGATAGGTGCACTCGGCCTGGACAGTCGTGATGTGCGTCTCGGGCTCAGTGCCCTCGGCGCCAAGGTCGTACTCGGTCTCGGCGCTGATCACTCGGATCTCGAACACCTGCGTGGTTCCGCGGCCGGTTCCAGCTGCGCCGTGAAGGGCGACCCGCACGTCCTCAGCGAGGAGGCGACTGGCTTGCAGGGTTGCCGCGAAGCAGTCCACGGTGACATTCATGCGGCGCAGGCGATCGGTGCGGCCGATGCTGGGGCTCACATCTCGGTCGTTTGCGAAGGTGATCACGATGGCAGGCAGTGCAGTCGCCGGCCGATACGAGGCATAGATACGGGTTGACACCCGCGCCGTGATTGCGGCGCTCGAGGTCAGTGCGTCACGAACGACAGCGGCGACGATGGCGCTCATGCGACCTTCCTCAGCGTGCCGCGCTGCTTTGCGGCGAGAAGGTAGATTCGGGCCTGCAGATTGATCTTCAATCGCTGAACAAACGACGGAAGCACGCTGCCCTGTGCCTCGCCCGCAAGCATCTTGCCGAGCTTGTTCCAGCCGACGTAGGGGCGAGTCTTTCCGCGGCCGCGGTCGATCAGGTGCAGGCCGGGGTTCCAGATCTTGACGCGAGCGAAGGATCCGTTGTTCTGCGGGAAGACGCCCCACTTCAGACCGAACGCACTGCGACCCGTGATAGGAGTCTTCAGCAGTTGTCGGATCATAAAGAGACGGCTGTACTTGACAGGCCTGCCGCGCTTGTTGCGGCGCCAGCGGTGCTGGAGCGCTCGCTCGGGCGTTTCGTTGTCGTGCTTGCCGACGATGTTGTAGATGAGCACGAGCAGACGATTGTGGATCGGCTCGACAGCCTTGACCTGCAGCTCCTTCAGCGTCTTGTGCAGAGCCTTGGGCTTCATCTCCTGCAGCTGCTTCACGAGCGCATCGACGCCTTCGATGTTCGCGTTGAAGGACATCATGCGATCACCTGCCTGCAGACGATGTCCATGTATTCGCGGCGCTCCTGCCAGTTGATCACGCTCACCACGTCCCAGGCGGTGACGGACATGCCGGCCGTGTTTGCGACGGTGCGCAGTCGGGTCTTGTGCGTGATGTCCGGGTGCCACCTGGCGCGAATCCGGTGGGTGATCACCTGATTCATCTGGCGGTGGTTCATCTTCTCGTCTGCGCTCGCCTCGTTCACGGCAGCGAAGACGGTCGCGACCACGGCATAGGTGCTCGTGGACTGCCCGTAGGCGTCCGTCGACTCGGTGGGCGTCATCACCTCCAGCGGCGTTCGCATGTAGCCCGGGTTCACTGATAGTCCCCAGAGTGGTACTGCACGATCAGGCGCTGAACGGTCATCGGAATCTCGTTGACGATGTTTCCGATGTTGACGCTTGTGCGGTTCTCGTACATGTGCGTCGCCTGCAGGAGCACGGCGTGGTCAAGCGCAACCGGCACGCTGGCCGCAGTGGCGCCGTACCCGGCGACGAAGGTGACCGTCACGTCCAGGGCGCCCGTTCCCACGGTCGCGGGCCACGATTCGGTGCTCTTCAGCACCACCCGACCCACTCCGTTCACGCTGTAGACGTGGTAGAGGCTTGCAGAGAGCGTCTGCGTGGCGCCGGCTGCGTCGGTGTAGGTGACGCTGGTGACGCTTGACAGCGGTGAGCGAGGCAGGATGATTTCTCCATCCGCCGGGAAGCCCTCGAGCTGGTAGGCGAAAGAGCGGTTGATGAGAGCCCGGCGGGTCTCGGCCTCGATCACCTGGGTGGCGCTCAGGATGAGCGTGGCGATGTAGGCATCGTCCTGGGTGTGGTAGATGCGAGCGTGCGTCTTGAACTCGGCCGCAGTCACCACGGCCGCGGTGGCGCCGTTGTCAGTCAGGTTGGTGCGCAGGCCATCAGTCACGGCTTGGATCCCTTCTTCACGGCTCGGCAGCAGTCAGGCTTGACGCACGCCCGGGGCTCGGCCTCGTAGCGCTCGGCAAGGCCCGTTGCGATCAGTTCCGTGGCGGTGCGATCGTCCACGTCCAACACCTCGCCGACAGCGTGGCCGTCGCGCGTGTCCGCATACGCCTGGATGACCTTGACCTTCGGCATCTTTGAAATCCGCCCGGGGGGTTCCCCCCCCGAGCGGTGTGGGTTTCAGTCAGGTGTCTGATCAGCTGGCCGGAGCCATCAGGTACCGGAACGCCTCGACCTGGGTGATGGTGATGTCCACGCGGTTCTGGGCGAGGAAGCCCGTCTGGTTCGTCTCCGCGTAGCGCTCGCGCAGCACCTTCAGCGTGTAGCCACTGCGCTCGCCGATCACGCAGTAGTCGAACGCGCCAGCGATGCCGACAACGTTGCCAGCGGCGATGCTGTTGACGTACGCGCTGGCGTAGACCGGGATGCCCATGATCCGATCCGGCTCGCCCAGCATGCCCGAGGGCTGCCAGAAGTAGTTGAGAGTGCCGCCCAGGGAGCCGAGCTTGCGGATCAAGCTGAGCACGGCATCGCTGGTCACGATCGCGCAGCTCGGGTGCATGCGGTACTGGCGGGGGATCGAGTAAATCCAGTCGATCACGTTTGCGGCCGTGAACGCGAGCGTTGCGATGCTTCCGCCCATCGTTGCGCCGGTGGCGATCAGTCCCTGGCCCGTGCCCGTGTAGGTCAAAATCCCCTTCGGGTTCGGCGCCGTGCCGTTGCCCGTGAGGAAGTTCGACTCCTCGACCTCAGCAAACTTGCGCGCGAACTGCTCCGTGACGATCGACTCGATCGAGAAGCCGGGGCCACGAGCGGGCGCGTCTTCCATCAGCTCGTTGGAGACGAGGCTGATACCGGCCAGGCGGCGAGGCTGAAGCACGCGGTTGGTGAAGGTGCCGGTCGCCTCGGTCAGAGAGCCACCTTCGTTGACGAAGTTGGCGTTGGGAAGGCCCGTCTCGAACGCGATCTCACGCTTCCAGCTGCCGAGCGGCAGGACGCGCGCGAGCTGGCGCAAGACCACGGAGTTCTGCAGACGCTTCGCAAGCTCCTGATGGAACTCGACGGGCGGCAGGACGTCGCCTGAGCCGGCCGTGCCCTCGCTGAGGGCGCGCATCTCGGCCACCGGGGTGTGCTCGCCGCGCTTGAGGTAGGTCTCGTAGGCCTTGACGTACTCGTCGCTGCAGCGGAAGTCGCCGAAGCGGGGGGCCCGCTGGGCGGTCTCGCGAGCCGCGGGAGCGCGACGCATCTCAGGGGCGTCGGGGCCGACGTCCACAAAACCAGCCTCGCGATCCTTAGCCGCCAGCGCCATCAGCTGGTGGTTCTTCTCGATCACGCCCTGGACGCGGCGGTACTCGGCGTCAAGGCTGTCGAAGGTCTTGGTGTCATCGGCCGAGAGATCGCCGCCGGCCTGGTTGGCCTTCTCGATCAGCTCGCTCATCTGGCGGTAGCGGGCGTCATTCTCAGCCCGCAGCTTCTTGTAGCTGTCCATGTTTATTTCCTCTGCGGCTTAGCCGCGATGGATTCCAAATGCAGCATTCACGTCAGTCAGCGCACCTG